GATTGCCTTGGGTTTGGGTACAGCAGATGGGACTCTGGGATACGAGGAAATCTTGACCTGGATTACAGGTCATCTGGATACAAAAAATCCTGCCGGATGAGGGCAGGATTTTTTGTATCGGGCTGATCTCTTGCTCGGTAGAGGCGCATCGCTTAGGCCTCCCTCTTCCTCTTCCATAGAAAAACGACCGCACACAAGGCAAGCTCCGTCAGGAGCAAGCCAAAGGTTACGGTCGTAAATCCCATATTGCCGGTAAAGGGCAGGGCAAATTGTGTGGAGTTGACAGCGGTGACGGTAATATCCCGGCTGCCGTCCAGGGGAAGTTCTCCTTCAAAGGCAGGCTCAGGCAAAAGCGCGTAGTCCCCCGGGGCTGCCGTCTCTGTTAAGCGGTAGACTCACATTGGGCTCAACGCAATAGGCGATTTCCCCGTCCACATAATGGATGCACATGCCACCTAAGTTGGCCGTGGCAGCCGTGCCGTCTGCATAGGTAAAATGGTAGGTATGGATCGCGTCACCTCAAAAATAATACTTGCTGTTGATATCATCCGACCGGGTGACAGTCCCGGTCACAGACGCTTGGGGACTGACCGCATCTTCCGCCATGGGAGCATCCGTATCAGCCGGAACACCTGCAGGCAGTGTTTCCCCGGCGGAAGGTTCCTGCGGTTCTGCCGCTTCCTCTGGGACAGGCGGCGCTGTCTCCGGCGCGGATTCCTCTGGCAGTTCTGGCCGAGATACCTCTGTTGCTTCTGTTCCCTCTTCTGTTGGGGCGGTGGATGATTCCGGCGCAGGTTCCGCAGCCTGCCCGGTGCCCACCGGCAGCGCTGCAGCCAACGCTGCCGATAGGGTTCCCAAAAGCAGCACTGCCGCCAGCAGCAAACAGAGCATTTTGTTGTGTTTCATCGTGTTTCCTCCTGTCATTTTGGTTTGAGATAAAGAAAGCGCACAGCAGAATGAACTGCCGTGCGCTTGCGTGGTGCCTGAGCTTAGCCGTAGAGCACCCAGATGATGTAATTGCCGCCGTCTCCTTCCTCCACCAGCACATTGCACCGGCAGCCGGAGATGGATTCCTCCACCGACATTAGGTTGGCGTAGGTGCTGCGGATAGCGTCTTCCACGTATTGGTACCCCTCTTCCGTGGAGGAGAGCTGCAAAATGTCGCCTGGGAAGTAACTGGAATTCTCCAGGCTCAGCGAGTAGTCAACGGCGAAACCCAGACCCTCTGCGATCTGACATCCGTAGCTTTCCAGGGCAGCCAAGTCAATTTCTGCCGGTGGCTCCGTGGGAAGATCTGTAGGTGGTTCCGTTGCCGGTTCTGCTGATGGGGCCGTGGCCGGCTGGGGGGCTAAAGGTTCTGGCTGCGGAGCCTGCGTTGGTGCAGCATCAGATCTGCTGGGGGCTTTGGGTTCTGCAGACCCTGCCGCCTCCGTGGGAGCCGGAGCAGGCTCTTCTGCTGGTGTGGCAGGCGTGGTTCCGGACGGTTTCGCCTGAAGAACGGTTTCTTTTCCTGTTCCTGTGGGCTTTGCTGCCCCTGTGTTCTCCAGGGCGAGTGTGCTTTCCATTATTTCTGTAGTCTCCCATGCAGGAGTGCTTTCGCTTGCTTCTATGGACGGCTCCGGCGTCTGCACCGGATGGCCGCATCCGGCAAGGGCCAGAATTGCCGTACAGCCGGCAATGACAACCCAGACAGTATAGATGCAGCTACCTCCAGGTCTGCGTCCAAACACCAAATGCGAGCCCAGCGTAGCGGATCGCATTTGGAGAGGAGGAGCGACGGAATGAGTGAGAGATGACTTTTCGAAAAAAAGTCGTCGCGAACGATATGCAGTCCGCGACGACGTGTCAAGTGTGAACAGTATAGATGCAGCTACCTCCAGGCCTGCGTCCAAACACCAAATGCGAGCCCAACATAGCGGGTCGCATTTGGAGAGGAGGAGCGACGAAATGAGTGAGAGATGACTTTTCGAAAAAAAGTCGTCGCGAACGATATGCAGTCCGCGACGACGTGTCAAATGTGAACAGTATAGATGCAGCTACCTCCAGGCCTGCGTCCAAACACCAAATGCGAGCCCAGCGTAGCGGGTCGCATTTGGAGAGGAGGAGCGACGGAATGAGTGAGAGATGACTTTTTGAAAAAAAGTCGTCGCGAACGATATGCAGTCCGCGACGACGTGGTGGACCTGGGCAGAGCTTAAACGAACAGCGCCCGTTTCGATATTTTCTACATTGTCGATAACCGATGGATCCAGCGGGATCTCAACCGTGTTTTTACTTCCTGCGTAGTTGAATACGACCTTCATGTAGTCCTGACCGTCCGGGTTGTCGTAGACATAGACTGCGATCAAGAAAGTGTCGAATAACTCCGCTTGGTATTTCTTATCGTGGACATCTCCGGCCTGCAACTTTTTCAGCCACCCTACAAGCTGATCTCTGTTGACAGGAATGACGTCAGCTTTTGCCATTGTGATTTTCCGATCGATGTCCGACTGTTCCTTTTCCAACTCCATGAGACGGGCTTTTGTGGTAGGCGTGATGATGCCATGCTCTATCGCCGCCATGAGATTTTTGATACTGCGCTGCGTATCCTTCAGCTGGTCCTCCAAAAGCCCGATCCCGCTTGCGCTTTCCTGATGCTGGCTATACTCGACCACGCTGTCGGCAATCCAGTTGATCGTATCGTCATCCAGTGTGCGGCGTTTGATTGCCTTTGCTACCTGAAGCTCGATGTCGTCCCGTCGCAGGTTTTTCTTCTCGCAGGTTTTTTCCGTGCGACGCTTCTGGCAGACGTAGTAGTAATGCAGGTTGCCAGAGCGGCTGGTGCCGGAGATGCCGGTCATTGGACTTTTGCAGTGTCCGCAGAACAGCTTGCCGGTGAGCAGATAGTCACCATTGACGCGGTGACGCCCTTGTGGGTTCTTCTTCGTGGTGATCACCTCCTGGACCTTGAAGTAAAGCTCGTCGCTGATAATCCTCGGGATACCGCCCTCTTTGCGGACATCGCCGTAGATATAGATGCCGCGATACCGTTCGTTGGAAAGGATCTTCTGAAAGCTCGACCGCCCCCACGGGCGACCGTACGAGGTCTTGATTCCTCGGGCATTCAGGCTGGCCATGATATCAACGAAAGCCTCACCGCAGGAAACGCGAGTGAATATCTCCCGGATAACCGCAGCCTTCGGCTCGTCGATGGCATAGTGCAGCGTTTCGTCCGCTTTATAGCCGTAGGGCAGATGGCCGTTCGCCACCATGCAATTCGCGGCGTTGTCATATAGGCCTCGCTTGATGTCCTCGGCCATGTTCTCGGAATAGAACTGGTTGACATTCATCATCGAGCGGGCAGCGAAGCGTCCAGCCGCAGTATCGTCGAAATCCTCCTCCACATAGAGAACGCGAACGCCCAGATCCTGAAGCCGAGCTTCGTTGATCAGAGCCTCCAGCATATTGCGCCCCATGCGGTTAGACTTCCACGCGATTACATAGCGGAACTTCCCTTTTGCGGCGTCAGTCATCATGCGCTGGAAGTCACGGCGCTTGTCGGTGCGGCCGGAAACGGCGCGGTCGGCATAGGTGTCAATAATCCTGATGCCATACTCCGCCGCCAGCTCGTAGCCCTTTTCAAACTGCTGCTCTACGGAAATATCCTTCTGGTTGTGACTGCTGTACCGACCGTAGAGAACGCCCGGCTCTTCGACTTCCAGCTTCTTGCCCCGCTTCGGCTTCGCCGGGTGCTTTGCAGGTTTTCTCGGCAACAGCGCCACCCCCTTCTAACGATAGATTTGCAGTAGTAGATATTCAGAATCAGAAACAGATTACAGATACAGTCTCAGATACAGATACAGGTACAGAGACAGTGCGCGCACGATCGCGCGCACACGCACGCGTGCACGCGAGGTATCGGTACGGTATGGATACGGTATAGATACCCTATCCATAGGGTATCGGAATATGGACTTAAATTAAGCGGACAGCTGTCCCGGTCGCGCAGATATTCATACCGAAAGGTGTGTAGCTTACCCCAACAACGGCATCCGCGCCAAGAGATGCCGCTTGTTGCAACAGGATTTCCGTCGCTCCATCGACACCAGCCTGCCAGCCGCGCTGCACACCCTTGTTCCCGCCGGGCATGACCATGACTTGCGCCGCCGATACGATGCCGAGATATTCGGAGACCGTGCGTCCTTCGACAGATAGTGTGGTCGTGATGATCATAAAATTACCTCCAATTTCCCATCATACAGCAACAAAATGTCGTTGTTTGTCAAAAGTGATTTTATTTCTTTTCGAGCAAAAGCGTGTGCATTTCTGTTACAATCCTTACATACACCACCGGCAAGAATATACGATTGGAGTTGATTAGATGCCTTCGAGCAAAGAAGCAGCCGCAATACTTCGGATTGTGGAAAAACTGGCCCAGGACAGAAAGAGAGAGGCAATCAGCCTTCTTGCCGGTTGGCGAGGTACTGAAGATAGTGAAGAGCCTCCGCTTTCTTCTCGGGAGAAAGTTGGAGAATAAGCGTCGTAAGCGCAATATCCATATCGTCCATAGGTCCGCCCTCTTTCGTGAGGGCGGACAATTCATTTGCGCAGTCCTCGGAAATATCCGACAGCAGATCGATGGGCATATCGTCCACGGCCGTGAGAAGATCTCCCAGAGACATCCCCATAGCTGTGGAAATCTTTTTGAGAGCCGGCAGAGATGGCGTTAGCGGAAGTCCGGTCTTAGGGTTCAAGTTTCTCTCCAGCATGGAAATATAGCCGTTTGACAGACCGCAGATAGCCGCAAACTGGCGCTGCGACAAGTCGTGTTCTTTGCGATATTCCTTCACGAAATCACTGAGCGTCATGAGAATGTCCCCCTAAATTTGTTTAATACATTATACATTGAGGTGCGGCCGGTGTCAATGCGGCTGTGAAATTTATTGAACATTTTTTGTGCAACCCACTTGACACGCTCTTGTGCATAGTGTAGTATGTCTGTGTAATCGGTTGAACACTTCCGTCAACCAAGAAAGGAGGAAACGGCATGGGCTACAAGATTAAGGAACTGCGCGAAGCCATGAAAATGACGCAGGAAGAGCTGGCAGAGAAGAGCGGAGTAAGCCGTGGGACTATTTCTGCCCTTGAAAATGGCATCGACCGAACGACAACCTCGAAGACGCTGGTCAAACTTGCGCAGGCGCTCGATACCACCGTAGACCGTATTTTTTTTACCAAGGGTGTTTAATCGGCTAAACAGTATGTAAGGAGGTGAGCACTTTGCCCGGAAGCGCCAGCCAGGATGACCGCCAAATATCCCTCGAAGGCGAGCTGACCGATGAAATCAAAATCGACACATCGCTGATCCCCGAGCACGTCCGTATGCACCTTGCAGCAAAGACGCTGGAGTGTTTCAAAGCATTTTTAGCTGTTCCCGGCAATGCGGAATGGCTGGACGAACAGGTTGCCACAATGAAAGCGGCCGAGGCTGCAGCAATTCGAAAGGAGTGATGAAGATGGCATATTACCGGACTTGCCCTTACTGCGGCAGTAATAACGACCCCGGCGAGGCCTGTGATTGCCGCACGGAAACGAAAAAAGAGTCCGCCCCGGCGCAACGGGAACGGACTCAGGCAAATGGATACCCGTACACAGTTTACCAGCCGGGTCGAGCCGCGTCAAGAACAAAGGAGGTGCGACCGTGGCTGAAGAGCTGAGAGAGCTTCGGCTTTCCAAGCAGATACCGGCCAAGGATATGGTCGCGGTGGTACAAGCCATCTACCCAAAGTACGACAAGACCGTTCAAAGCAAGTGCGAGAACGGAGACGCCTACGGCGTGAGCCTGCGGCCAGACGCGATGGCGGCGCTCTACGCGCACTTCGCGCCGGAGCTGGCAGAGGGCCGCAAAGCGGTCAAAAAGGACGCGCACCGGCTGACCTGTCGTATCTCGGCAAGGCTCGAAACCGCCGACTACGAGGCGTTGCAACGGCTGATAGAGGCTGAGGGCTACGCCACCACACAGGACTGGCTGACCGCCACCGTCCGCCGCTACATCGCAGAGGCAGGTGAAACCGAATGAACTACGATCTGCCAGACCACCCCGTTATCCAAAACATGGAGCGCACCGGCTACCCGGACGGCAAGGAGCCGACCTTCCCGATTTGCCCCGTCTGTGGTGAAGAGTGCGAGGAAATTTTCAGAGACAAAGATTTGAATATCGTCGGCTGCGATATCTGCATCAAGCAGTCCGACGCATGGGAGGAGCCGGAGTGCTTCCCCGGAAAGGAGCATTGATGAAAGGACTGGTTATCACTACCGAAAACAAGATGCAGGTCAGGGAGTTCGGCGAGCCTGCCTATGAGACCATCGGAAAGGCTGTCGGCGGATGGATCGAGGTCGTACACCCGAAGGGCCTGCCCGATCCGTTCTGCATGGTCGTCAACGAGGAAGGACTGCTGCACGGTCTGCCGCTCAATTTGTTCGGCTGCATTCTCTACGATACCGTGCGCCACGGAAATCCCATTGTCGGAAACATCGTGATTCTCAAAGAAGGCTTCACCACGCCTGGCGAGAGAGACTTTATCGGGCTGGACGAGGACGACGTCAAATTCCTCGGCGCAATGGCCGTCAGTCTGAGCGGCGGCGGCATCAAGTGGGAAAGCGAGGCGCGATAATGGCAAAGTTCTATTTTACCTACGGCACGGACGGTCAGCCGTTTTTCGGCGGCTGGACTGAGGTCGAAGCCCCGGACTCTCACGCGGCCTGTGCCGCGTTCCGCGCCTATCACCCCGATAAGACCGAGGGCTTAGTGAATTGCTCCAGCATCTATGACGAGGAGAAGTTCAAGCTGACCGGAATGTACCGGGAAAGCAATTTCGGTTTCCGGTGCCACGAAATCATCACTCTGCGGCGCGAAGCCGCTACCAACTGAAAGGAGCTATCACCATGATTAGAAACCCGAACGACATCCAGGAGGGCGCAAAGAAAATCCGCATGCTGATCGCCGGTTATCCCGGCATCGGAAAATCCACTCTGGCACTGTCCGCCCCCAATCCCCTGCACATTGACGTCGATTTCGGCATCGACCGCATCGAGCCGCGCTACCGCAAGCCGTACATCCAGCCGCAGAGCTACGACGAGATCCTTGGCGACCTCACCCCCATCAATCTTCAGGACTTCGATACCCTCGTCTTTGATACCGGCGGCAAGCTCATTTCCCTCATGTCCCTGTGGGCTATCAAGAAAGACCCGAAGTATGGCCAGCGCGACGGCAGCCTCTCTCTCAAGGGCTATGGCTTCGTCGGTAAGGAGTTCGTCCGGCTGATGGACTACTGCTTCTATGAGCTGCAGAAGAACATCGTCATTGTATTCCACGCCACCGAGGAAAAGGACGGCGACAACACCCGCCTCCGCATCAAGGTCGAGGGGCAGACAAAAAACAATGTCTGGGAGCCTATGGACTTGGGCGGCTTCGTGGAGATTTACGGCAATGACCGCACCATCGGCTTCTCCAACTGCGAGAGGTATTTCGCCAAGGGGACGCGCGGCATCTCCGGCATTCGCAAGATCCCCGCACTCGGCC